TTCGAATTCCATGCCATCGAACGCCTCGTGGTTGTTGATGATCCGCGTCCAGCCGTCGACGCCGACCACGGGGACGATGCCGTTCTTGTCGGGGAAGGCGTAGATCTCTTTCGTCCAGGGGTTCAGGCCGAACTGCGAGGCGACGACCAACAGCGCGGTCATCTGCGCGTCGGACACCTGGCCCTTGAACGCGGTAGCCTTGAGCGTATCGATGAGCTCGCGGCCGTCGCCCATGTCGAAACGCTGGGCGAGCTTGCTGGTGAGGGTGGCGAGTGCGGTAGTCATGCGGCCTCCTTGAGTGCCTTCTGGGACGCGAGCCGGAACACCCGCGTCGTGGATTCGGTGGTGTACTGCGCGACCAAATCAGCATGCTCGGCCTTCAGCCGGGCCTGATCCAGCCGCTTCGCGGTCTGCGTCTTCCAGGTGGCCAACGGGTGGCCATCGGGACCAAGCAGCGTGGCGCGGTCCGTCAGGACCTTCTTGACGGCACTCTCGAGCGCTTCGATGTCGGCCTCCAAGGTCTTGTGCTGCGCCTTCATCTCCCGCAGCGCCTGCACGGCGCCGACCGTCACCGGGTCCGCCATGACCTGGCCGCCGGTATCCCGCGGCCACCGCTTGGCGATGTCGGCCAGGGTGGTCGGCTCGGGCGGTACGCGCAGGGTGACGAGCGACCAGAATTCGAGCAGGGACTGGCGCATGGCCATGATCAGCTCGTCGTCGCGCGGGATCTCGTACACCCGGAAGTCCCGGCCGCCGATCAGCACTGCCACGTCGGCGACCTCGCAGCCGGTCACGCACAGGTAGTGCTGGACCTGCGCGATGTAGACCTCGGGGATCTGGTCGGTGCCTTCTGGCCCCCACTGGTCGGCCATGTGCGCGCCAGCGGTCTTGCACTCCAGGATCCGCGTCGTGCGGATCTGGCCACGCACCCGCGGCCGGCCGCCGTCCCACACCAGCCGGTCGACGTGGCCGATCAGGTGCGGCGCCTCCGGGTGCCGCAGCGTGTCGTTGCACCGCTCGACCTTGCGGCCGGTGCGCACGCTGTACTCCTCGGCGACCAGGTCCTCCAACTTGCGGCCCCAGTACGTCGCCGCGGTGTCCTCGGTCGAGTCGGCCTCGCCGACCTTCTCGAGGTACACGTCGAGCGGCGTCTTGTACGGGGACAACCCAAGGATGGCGCCGGCATCGCTGCCGCCGATCCCGGTGCGGCGGATGGTGTGAAAGTCGTCATTCATCGCGGGCCTCCAGGCACAACGTCTCGATGTCCTTCCACTCGCTGTCCGGGATGGCGCGGGTCACGTCGATGTCGCCAAGCCAGACGCGGTCGATCTCGAACTCCTCGCCGACGTTGTGCGCCGGCTCGGCGCGGTAGTACCTGCCAGCCACGCGCAGCGGTAGCGACTTGATGATGTCCAGGGTCACGACGCCTGTCTCCTCATCCCCGCCGCAATGCTCCGCGGGTTGATCGCCGGACAGTGCATCGGATCGAGCGCGATGCACTCCCTCCAGCGCCGCTGCGTGTGCGGGTTCCAGCCGGACTCGTGATAGGGACACGCCGGGCAGGACTCGCCGTCCGCGTAGACCTCGGCCAACCGCTCCCACAGGTTCGCCAGCTCGCTGACGGGTGGGGCTTCGATCGTGATGTCCTCAGTATCGACATCCATGTCGAACTCCTCCGTGACCATGCCAGTAACTGTCGTGATAGTGCTCATTGCCTGCCTCGCCTTGCCTCGCCTCGCCGCGCCAGGCCTCGCCAGACCTTGCCGCGCCCCGCCGTTCCAGGCCTGCCTCGCCCCGCCGTGTGGCCTAGTGCATGGCCGAAAGCGCATCGGCCCACAGCTCGGCCGCCCTGGCCATCTGCGCGATGATTGCGACCTGATCGGTCTTTTCCCCGCGCTCCGCTGCGCGAAGCAGCTCGTCAATCGCGCGCTTCGCGGCCGTCAACTTCGCCTGCGCCTGTTCCAGCGCGCGGCTGAACTCGTCAGGCCGCTCGACCACAACCGACAGCACCTGGTACTCGCCCTCGCGCCGGTCGTCGTCCTGCGCAAGCACGCGCGGCACGTTCACCAGCGGCTCTGGCTCGGACGTTTCCTCGCGCACGATCTGGATGCGCTTGTACCAACCGCGCGCCTGCCACAGGCGATATTCGCGGCCGGCCTTCTTGTCGTCCCACTCGAACCCGCCGTGCGCCGGGCTGTCTTTCGGCTTCGCTGCCTCCACCAACATGCTTGGCGTGAGCTTGCCGTGCTTCTCGTACAGGTCCTGCGCCACCTGCTGAACCCCCTGCTTGATGCTGTCGTCGACCATTGCTGTCTCCTGGTTGCCTGCCTCGCCGCGCCTGGCCGCGCCATGCCGTGCCCAGCCGCGCCTCGCCTTGCCTGCCTCGCCCTGCCGCGCCGCGCCAAGCCTCGCCCTGCCTGCCTCGCCTTGCCGCGCCAAGCCTGCCTCGCCTTGCCTCGCCTCGCCGCGCCAGGCCTCGCCAGACCTTGCCGCGCCGCGCCTTTCCAGGCCTGCTACGCCGCCTCGACCCGGAACGTGCCGAAGCCGAGGCCGTTGCTGCTCTTGCTGAACGGCCGGCCTTCGCCGATACCGACCTGCTCACCGGCCCGCGCCAGCAGGTTCACCACGTCGCTCGCGGTGAACTGGTCCGCGTCGAACCGCACCACGATGTTCGCCGCCCACTCGCGCCACATCGGCCGGACGCGGATGTCCGCCACGCCCGTCGCGTTGCGCGTCGCCATGTCGGTGCGCTCCGGCGGGTTGGCGTCGAGCATGATCAACGGCGTGCCGTCGACCGCATCAAGCCCGTCCGCCTCCACGAAGATCGACATTTTGGCGTGCGTCATCTTGAACCCGACCATGCGGCACACGTCGATGCACGCATTGCGCAGCGCGCCTGCCGGGATGCCGTTCCAGCCGTCGGAACTGATGTGCTGCGCCTGCTGGAAATCGTCATCGAAGTCGCGCGCATCGCGCTTGCCGCCCTTCTTCGCAGTCGGCCCGGCCTCCATCTTCGACTTCATGGCCTGCATCGCCTTCGCGCTGAACCGCGCCTGCATGTACGGCGCCGTGCCGACGAGGCGCAGCCGCATCCGCTCGAACTTCGGCGGAGTGATGGTGACCGTCTCAACTGTCTGCTTCTTTGCCATTGCACTAGTCCTCTAGGTTCCGGTGACTTGATGCGGCGCACCGGATGCCGCCTTGCCTGCCTTGCCACGCCCAGCCAAGCCTCGCCCTGCCGCGCCAAGCCGCGCCACGCCTGCCTCGCCTCGCCTCGCCCGGCCGCGCCCGGCCACGCCGCGCCGTGCCTTGCCCTCATGCCGTCTTGCGCTTCGTCACGCGCACGATGTCGATCTTCTTCGGCCTGCTCACGACCCACCCGCAGGACCGCGCTGCTTCCTCGGCCAACCGCCTGGCGTGCTTCGCGTCCTCGGCCTCGACGGTGATGTCGAACCCCGCCTGCTTAGGCCACCAAGCGACAACCCGCCACTTGCTCGGCATCGGTGCGCCGGCCCGCCTGCGGTCGGTGCGCTTCACGCCGCACCCCTCGGCCACCCGACCAACCCGGCCCGCACGGCGGCGTACAGCCGCCCTGCCTTGATGGCGCGGTGCGCGGTGTCGCCGGCTGCCAGCTTCCCCAGCGCGTACCGCCGGACCTCGGCGACCGCGTGGTCGTGCAGCGACAGCTGCCGCGCGCGGGTGGTCACGATGCTGGCGACCGCCACCCGGCGGCGGATGTCAAGCACGTTGTCGGACCAGGCGACCATCAGCACGTCCTCGCGATGACTTCGAGCAGCCAGCCGGCGATGGAGTCGGATAAGCCGCCGAGAACCACGGCAAGGCCGACGATCAGGTCCGCGAAGTTCAGGTTGGTCATGGGTGCCTCCGGGTTTGTGCAAGAGAGTATTGCAGGCGATCCGGGAAAAGGCAAGCGGCTATTGCGAGAAAACGCGAACGGGTCTACAGTCTGCGCATGGTTCAGGAACTGATCAAACGGGCCGGCGGGGTCTACAAGGTGGCCGAGGAACTCGGCGTCACCCGCCAAGCCGTCGAGCAGTGGATCAACGCCAACCGGATCCCGGCCGAGCGCGCGCTGGTTGTCGCCAGACTGGCGCAGGCCCGGCCGTCCGAGGTCCGCCCGGACATCTACCCGCCGGGAATGGTGGCGTGAATCCACAGGCTCAATCCATGAGTCCATGCCGGCCTGGCCATCGGGGGCTCTGCCTCCCTTCCAGACCTCCCGTGGGTGAAAAAACCCAGGCCGGCACCCTTT